CAACACGGACGAAAGCACAAGCCTTATCAAAAGGTTCATTAACGTTCTGGATATGATGTTCGGAGACGTCAAGACCGTCAAGGTGGACACGTCCGTCTTTAACGCATCCCGTATCGCAAAGATTATCGGCACGCAATCCTACAAGGGGCGCAGCACCAAAGACCGACCGCAACGGCTCTCCTATTTCGTCCACGTCCCGGACAGGATTGAAGAAACCGGGGTGGAGTACATCAGGAAGGTCGCAAGCGAATATCCGGAAGTCGAGGCTCCATCACGGGCGAACAACTATTCTACGGAAAGGTTCGACATCGAAGGGTTCATCCAAGAGCACCATATCGAGATTGCAAGGCGGGTGAAATTCGTCGGCGGAGAGAAACTTATCCTTGCGGAGTGCCCGTTCAATCCAAACCACAAAGCCCCGGACTCGGCCATCTTCGTTATGGACTCCGGGGCCATCGGGTTCAAGTGCCTCCATGCGTCTTGCGCCAACATGAAATGGCGGGACGTGCGACTCCACTTCGACCCGTCGGCCTACGACCGAAAGGAAAGGGAGGAGTTCCAAAGGCGGAGGGCCTACTATGGAAAGCAAGCCCCGCAACCCGTTCAAGTGGTGAAGGAGGACAGCCGGGGAAAGAAATGGCTCCAGATGTCGGAAATCAAGTGGATTGATCCGGCGAGCTATGTTTCCATCCCATCCGGCATTGAAAAACTCGACAAGCGCATCATGGGCTTCACCCTCGGCGATGTGACTATCCTCTCCGGCTTGTCCGGCTCCGGAAAGACAACGCTCCTTAATCATTTCATCCTTGCCGCCGTACAACGCGGGTACAAGGTTGCGGCATGGTCCGGGGAGCTACAAGACTTTCGATTCCAGGCGTGGCTCGACCAGATGGCCGCCGGAAAATCCTTCGTCGTGCAAAAGTATGGGTATGAGAATCTGTACTATGCACCAAAGGCTACCGCCGAGGTTATTCATAAGTGGTTGGACGGGAAGTTCTGGCTCTATAACAACGACTACGGCTCCGGGTTCACGCAACTTTTCTCCGACATCAAGGAGTGTGTCGCATTGAATGGGGTACAACTTATCCTCCTTGACAATCTGATGGCTCTCGACCTTGACGATGTGGACGGAAGTGAGAATGAGAAACAGACGCGGTTCATCAAGGACATAAAGCAATACGCGAAGCAAGCGAACGTCCACATCATCGTGGTCTGCCACCCGCGAAAGGAGCAATCCTTCCAGCTACTCCGCAAGGAATCCATCGCGGGTACGGCCAACCTTACGAACCTTTGCGACAACCTCCTTATCTCACACCGGGTCGGGAATGACTTTCAACGACGGGCAAAGGACTTCTTCGGAGAAGCCCCGGTTATGGAGCTTATGCGTTTTTCCCTGGTCTTGGAGATTGCGAAGAATCGCTCGCTTGGCGTGGTGGATGCTCTTATCGGCCTCTACTACGAGAACGAGTCCCGGCGCATCAAGAACGACGAAACGGAGAACATCGTGTACGGTTGGCGGGAAGAACCCGTCCAGGCTACGCTTGACCCATACGAGGATATGCCGGACTTTGAAAGCGAAAAGCCGAAAGAGCCTTATTACAACAACTTTTAGTTTTCGGATAGGCAAGACTACCAAAAAACAATAGAACGTGGCTTAAAACCAAAATAAAGCGCCAAAGATGAAAAGATACACAGCCTACACGGACGGGAGTTTCGATATGGATTCGCAAATCGGGGCTTCCGCCGTGGTTATCCTTGATTCCACCGGGGATAAGATTTACGAAAGGGCGAAAGCCCGGCGGGTGGAATACGATCCGGACAAGAAACAACGCTCCCCGGAGCAGGAGCTTGGCGCGGCTATCATGGCCGTCATGAGCGTCCCGGACGGGTGCGAACTGTTCATCCACTCTGATTCGCAGTACGTCGTGAAGGTCCTTTCCGGCGCGTGGCGGGCAAACACGAACCTCGGACTTATCGACAGGTATCAAGAGGAGGTTCGCAAGCGCCACCTCCGCGTCCAATTCTTTTGGGTGCGCGGACACGCCGGGGACCCGTGGAACGAGTACGCCGACCGGCTCTGCGTTAACATGACCGCTGCCTTCCGCTCGACCGGGGTGCGGGTAAAGGAAACCAAATACAAGGATTATGATTAGCTTCTATCATCACAAGGATTGGCGGAAGATAGCCGTTCTTCCCGCCCTTGACATCTTCCGTGGAGGCAAGACGGTTGCCGTCTATCTCTCTTGGCTTTGCTTCTGTGTCGGATTGCTTTGGATGGAGGACTTATGAAACGCGAGCCGAGTGCCTATTCCATCGTCCGGGATATGGACGTGAACGAGCAAAGGACACTTCCGGTAGAGAAGTGGAACGCCGCAAGAAGTGCGGCCTCGTATCTTAACGCGCAATACGGAACGCGGTATACCGTGAATCTTTCCTCCGATAGACTTTCTGTTACCGTCACCCGCATCGCATGAGGAATGAAATCATCATCAGGGGCATCCGGCACATCTTCAAGGACAAGATTGGCTTCTATCCTTGCAAGAGATGCTCGTTGAAATATCTGTGTTCCACCTCCGCCGTTTGCCGGGACATCTTCGGCAAGGACGGGTATTTTGAAATTTGGGAGAGGAAGAAATGACCTACACCGTCACCATCATCCGTCCCGGATACGGAAGGTATTCTGGCGGGAGTTATATCACGAGCCAGACCTTCATCGACGAGAAGAAGGCGAGGGACTACTACACGGATGGCCTTGTTCGGTATCCGAACTACAATGTTGAATTTTTGAAAGGAGAATAAGATGTTACGAGCAGATGAACTTATGGTCGGGGACTGGGTGCTTTATGGTGAGAAGCCCGTCCAGATTTTACAATTATCAGAGGGGAAGGACTACAAAAATATCCATCCGATTCCCATCACCCCGGTGATCCTGGAGAAAAACGGATTTCGTATTGCCAAGGCGGATAGAATGTGCCCGGCTGAACGATATTTTTGGAGCGTTGAAGGAACGCGAGATGGCGCTATTGTGGAAATTACCTTCTACAATCCCGATGTGCACGGTGTAAAAGTCCTTACGAAAATACATACGCAGAGTTCACACGAAAGCGGAATCAATTCCGTGCATAGTTGCGACATTGAGTCAGTACACGAACTTCAAAGAGCCCTCCGGCTTTGCAAAATTGACAAAACCATCAAACTATGACCTGGCGCAACAAGAATTTCGGCAAATCGCCGTTCGACCCGGACTACGATGACACCTACGACCGTATGCAGGACTATGAGGATTTCTGCTCTGCGTTGGAGGAGAAAGAAGAATATAGGCGAGAAGATTAACCATAGGGCGCGATATTGAAAAATGGGCTAAAGTAATGCCCTTGCGTGAGCCCCTGATCCTTCGGGAGACAGACCACGGTGTAATTGCCAAGGAGTGCACTAACAAGGGACGCGCCCTTTTAATAAACATTCAAAAACATTAACACAACAACATTATGAAGACTCTTGAACACATCGCAGAAAATCGCAAGTCTCAATGCCTGGACGGACGGGACTTCAGCCGCCTTGCCCAGTTCATTCCTTTCGACATGCTCCCGAAGTTCGGCATCACCCCCAACGACGAGTGGAACGACAAGGAGAAGTGGGACGCACACATCAAACCGTTCACCCGCGAGAATATCCTCAAGCAGCTCGAAAAGGACGTTGCTTTCGGTTTCGAAAAGGCCCTTAACAAGCGCGGCATCAGCTCCAGCCTCATGTACGAGGTTGTGCAGATGTGGAACTGGATTCTCGAAGAGGGCCTGGAAGACTTCGACAACTACCCGATGTACGGACTCCCGCTATTCAAGGCTACCGCCGTCAAGTATGGTTTCGAGAACCCAATCGGAAACGACACTGGCTCCGAGGATGAGTATAATGAAGACTAATATTATGAATAAATAGATATATGGCGCTAAAAGCAACAAATCAAAAAATACAAGTGGATAACCATGCGAGTACGCGCCTTTTAACTTGAAGAATGGAACACAAAAAGATATATCACCTCTGCTTCCCAGAGACAAGCATCCCGCAGAGTTATCAAAGCCATAACGAACTTCTTAGAAAAGCAGGAGCGTTTGTCTCGTTAAAGTATCGTCGTGGTCCTCTTGTAGATTTGCGAGACGTATATTTTGTTTTCTGGTATGAAGAAAGAAAAGTCTGGTGCTCTCGCATAAACACTAAGTTATACGGTCTTGATTGGATGTTTTTCAAGGATGGACACGAAATGGTCGAGTGCGAGGATTGGGCAGAATTGACAGAGAAACTGAAAGAGTTTAACGAAAAAGGACATGTAGTATGCAAGGACAACTAATGCTTAACGACATTCTCTGGGATGGAGAACACGTGGGTCGGGTTATTGCTTTGTCCGAAGACGAGTTTATCGTAAAGTCGGAAAATGGCGAATGGGATGGCGAGAACACAAGGCCGATGCCCATCACGAATGAGTGGATCGCGAAAAGCGGAGTCCACGACATTTGCGAGAAAAACGGACTTACTATTGACTTCTCACGGAAACATAAGTTGAAGATTTCGGCTATTGGCAATGACGGAAAGATTATCATTTCGTACTTCTACCCGATGCCTCAGTATGTTCACGACCTTCAACATATTCTCCGTTATTTTAACTGTATTGAATTATGACAGTCGAAGAAAAAGCAAAAGCATACGATGAGGCTTTGGAAAAAACAAGAATATATCGTGACAATGCAAGGATAGCTGAAGATTATGGTGCTGTTGCAAGATATGAAAATATCTTCCCTGAACTCCGAGAGAGCAAGGATGAAAGGATGATGAGAGTGATTGGCCTTGCACTTACGGATGTTCCAGAAGAAAGGTTTACTTCTTTAGGGACAACTTTAAAAGACTGTCTTGCCTACATCGAAAAGCAGAAAGACCATTTTCGTGACGATACGAAAATGATAGAGCAGAAGCCAGAAGATGACAAAGCCTTTGAAGAATGGATTGATGATTGGTGGAAGCATAACAAGGTGAATAACCCAAACTCCTATGATAAGGGTGATGAAATCCAATTCGACGAGCAGGGTTTCAAGAACTTCTGTCGTGGAATTAGAAACATGTATCAGCATAAGCCCGCAGAGTGGTTGGCTATACAAGGATATACAACAGAAGAAACGGTTGATAGAACACCTCTTAACGGACCTGCCGGAATATGCTTGAATCTCCACGATTCCACGGGTTTTAAGATTGGCGATAAGGTAATTGTTCAAATTCGAAAGATAGACTAATATGGAAGCACCTGATAAGTTTTATATAAAACCTATGCCTCCAACGTCCGATGGATATGTTGGAATCGCTTGGACGAAAAAATGCATGGAAAAAATGGATGAGTACATTCGCAAGGACACTCTCTTGGAGTGGGCGAAAGCTGAAATAAAACTTTCAAAGAGGGTTGAATGTGTATCTGAGAAATCGTATGAAGAGGGCAGACAGAGGGTAGCTCAAAATTTAATTGACAAACTCAATTCAATGTAATATGAGCATCATCGAACAAATTAAAACCAAGATTGAGGACTGGTTAAGAGAATATGCCGAAGATTCCCAGTTTGAACTGGGCAAAAGATACGGATACAAAAGGCTCCTTTCTTTCCTCTCCACCATTAAATCGGAAAAGCCGATAAATCAAGAGCGATTGGATGAGAATATCAAGCATTATATAGAAGATTGCGGATGGGAAAAAGATTCGACTATTCCTGTCAGTTTTGTTCGACAAATCGCTTCTCATTTCTATGACCTCGGATGTCGCCGTACCGCAGAGAAGTATGACGAGATTGAGTACAATAGGCAGAGGGCAGAAGAAAGTGTTCCGAATGACCTTGAAGAAGCGGCAAGAAAATACCAAGAAAGTGTGCCTGTAGATACGACAATTCATTATTGTGGAGCGGATGAAGATGTGTACTTTGCCAATCGCATTGTAGATGCGGTGTTCGCCGGCGCGAAATGGCAGGCAGAACAAGACCAAGAGACCATTGAACTCGCCGAAGACCATGCATATCTCGCTGGTGCCGTCAATGAAAGAGAGAAGATGATGAAGGGGGCGGTGGAAGGATATGTTGGAGTGCATCTAACCGAAGAAGGCCCCAGAGTCACAGTTAATAGTGGTTATCTCCCGAAGGAAATGGGAATTAAACACGACGATAAGGTTCGCATCATCATCGTAAAGGAGGACAGCCATGAGTAAGAGAGCAGAGCAAAAAGCATTGGAAGCCTACCCGGCAGAACGCGGGCACCTGCACGATAGGCCATTCCAAAGAGAGGGTTTTGTCAATGGCTACGAGCAAGCCGAAAAAAACATCATCGCCATTGTAAAGCAATACCTCGAAAAGGGCGAAAGGTGTATGGAGCAGGAAGGAGAATCACAAATCTATGCATTTTGGGACGGCTTTCATAATTGCGCTGAGAACATTTTAAGAGAATTAAAAGAAAAATGAGCACTATTGACTTTAGACAACATCTCAAAGAGCAGGAACTGGAGCATTGTTGTATCTGCGGAAAACCGCTGATTCCGGGCAAGGATGAGATTCTCATTGACGAGAACGATGATGTGTGGTGTTACGAATGCAATGAGGAGTTCGCTTTGAGAATTGATGCAATTTACAAAGACATGAAAAAGCGGAGGAAGAAATGACAAAGGAAGAAGTAGAACTGACGTTCAGTGGTGTCTCTCCATACTACGCCTACAAGCAAGGTGTCCAAGATGGAGCGGCTTATAATGAAGAATCCTTCCGCAGAGAGGCGGCGAAGGATATACTCGCTGGAATGTTGTCGAATCCAGAAAAGATAAGCATTCGAGGCGAGCGACTTGCAACGATCGAAGGGTTTGTCAACGCGGCCATCGAGATTACCGACGAACTAATCAAACAACTCAAAGAGAAATGATTTGTCACTATGAAACAATCAATGGAGTTGGTCGCGTTTTCTTTCCAGGATGTATGGGTGGCGCTGTCTATGGTATAGATGGCTGTACTTGTGAAAGAAAGACCGTCAAAGAGTTGATCGTTGAACTCGAATGTCGGGTGTCAACATTAGAGGAACAAATCAAACAATTCAAAGACAAATGAAAAAGTACATCATTGAAATGAACGAAAGGCAGGCCCGGCTGTTGTCGTTGGTTTGCGATACCTTCCCCCGGCTGATAGAAGGGCAGGACCGCGCCTATCAAGACCTCTTTGAATCCGCCTGGGAGAAGCGTTGCAAGAAGGCCACCGGGAAGATGATTGATGACGAGTTTGAAGGAGGTTGGCAGAAGATGCGAGAGGATGCGGAAACCTTCTGCAAGGAAATCAAGAAGCGTTTCTGGGACTTGGCTCCTAACGCCAATTACGGAATACACTACGATGACACCGCGGATATTATATGGGATTGCCATCGCGTAATTCGCCACGAACTCTGGAAGAACAATCCAAACCGTTCTAATATTACAGTGGATTCCGATAATCCTTCTTTCTCCATCGGCAGCGAACCTCTAATCAAAGTAACGAGCAAAGATGAGTAACATGGACAGAAAGACCGCGCTGGAAATACTCCGCACCTTCCGAGACCCTGACGGGCCATACTTCACGGAGGAGGCAATAAACCAAGCAATCGACGTGGCGATCCACGAACTGGAACGGCTCTGCCAAGAACCGCCGGAAACCGAATACTATGGACAATAAGAATACAAGCATCAATCAAGCCGGGATAATCCACAACTGCCTATACATGATGTCCCTGGCAATGGACCGACTCGTCCGCGAGGTGGAGCCGATCATGAACAAGCACTCGGAATCTTTCAAGCGGGAGAAAAAGATGATGTTCAATAGGTATTCAAAGACTGTCAAAGATGCGTGTCGGCTACAAGACGAGATTACGCAGGACATTTGGGACATGGAGCAAAATCACGACTACCGCAATGTTGACTTTTGGCTTGAGCAGGGGAACGAGTTAGCAAGGCTCATTCTTCTTTTCGCCGACCGCTCGTCCTACCAAGACAATGTGGACAAGGTGTTCCTCTTGCTTCGCTCGTTGCCCGGCGAGGGAATCGTTGATGAGGAATTATTAAAGAACTTTTATCTCAAAAAACTATGACATTCGCATTTATTCTTATCGCAATCATCGCGGTCTTTGAGATTACTTGGTGGTGCATGCTTTTCGGGAAGGAAAGCCTTCTCAACGAAAGGGAGCTCGCCCTTGACAAGCAGGAGGTCTCCCTGGACGAAAGGGAGAAACAAAACAAGGAGGATTTCTTGACGCTTTCCTCTATGGAGGATGCGGAGGTTGTGCATTCGTCCTACACGGTCACGGAGTCGGACATGATGAAGTACACGACCGACGCGAAGGTGCTATCCATAGCGAAGAACCGCATCGCCCACAACATTGCCTACGACATCATGCACAAAGTCGCGCCTACCGTGGACGAGGTGGACGGAAGGATGAGGGTGAGTTACAAGTTTAAGATTAAGGAGGCGGAATGATGCACATAGATTGGCTTGTGCTTGTCGAGAGTTGCCCGGCGCACTTTGAACTTTACTACTCAAAGAACATGGATTGGGTCTTGAAGATTTGGAAGAAGGGTTGTGCCGATGATGGCTCCGACGTTGAAATCTGCAACATCCAAGACCCGGACGTGAACTATGTACTCGCAAAGGGCGAGGTCTTGCTCAAGGAATGGCTAACCGAAAACAACGGAGGGTATTAAGATGAAACCAGGAGACAAGGTGTGGCTTATTTATGAGGCTTGGTGCAGAGTTGGTGAAATAGTAAGTGGAACCATCAGTAGTATAGATGGAAACGAGGCTGTGGTGCGTTTCGATTCTCCAAAGAATCCTCGTTGGGTTCGTCTTGACTTACTTTTCCCCACCCGCGAGGCGCTGTGCGAGCATTACAGGAAAATTTTTGAATAAACATGAAAATTCTTTTAGCAAAAGAAACTGGCGTACATCCGTTCTGGCAGAGAAACAGTTACGCCTTTACAATGATTGACACGGAGTCCGAGTCCGCCACGGAATTATCATTCTATGAGTTTTTTAACAAAAAGGATGAGAGTTGGCAATACGGCGAGGTTGAATATTACATCCGCAAAAATGGCGTTTATGCTCGCTTCTATAGTTGCGGTTCCGGCTTTGGCAAGGTTCCGCGTGGTGACGAGTTCCTTCTTATTTCACGAGACGAGTACGACAAGGTAATCATACTGCCGAGCGAGGAGAAGAGGAAGGCCGAACGCGAGTACAACGGAAACTGGCAGAACAATTCAGATTTTGATTGATATGAACGAAAAAGTAATTGAAAATGTTTATCAGCTCAAGTCTGAACAGGAAAGCATAACAAAAGTGCTCAATCTTATGAGCGCCGTTTCGCAGACATCGTTGCACGACCCGAATGGTAGTTTCGGACTATACCTACATGGTTCAGTTGCTGGCCGAGATGTCGAGTTGGACATAAAGCCAGAAGTCTATACCTGCATTGAAATGGCCTTGAAAGATCGTCGTGGACAAATTCAATACGAACTTAGCACGTTATGACCATCGAAGAATACAAAGCCCAGCCATTCAAGGACGCAACCATCGGTGACTACTGGTACACATTCGACCGCAAGACCAGGCGAGAAATCGAACGCCTTGTTAAGAAAGGTAAGAACCCGGATATAATGAACTATGTTTGAGTAATAATATGGAAAATCCTACTGGCTACATTGTGTTTGGTCCCAAAGAAACCATTCGCTATTCGGCTTGTGCGCAAGTGTACTACACGCCTACCGAACCCCAAATAAGGAACATGAAAAACATATTCGGTTGGGATTATGTTTCACTCAAAGAGGCGGAAGAACTGCTTGATAAAAGATAAGAATTTCCCCGGCATCCTTCTTCGGGTGTCGGGGATTTTTTGTCTCCCGCCTTCGTCCGCGAAAAGTATTTCCGGCATACGATTGGGATTTCCGGCGGGATTTATTACCTTTGTTCCGGAGAGGTCAAATATCCTCAACGGGAAAATTAGGGATTGGTGGTTACGGCAACCGTAGCCACCATTTTTTCGTCACCCAGATAAGCAAACCGAGGAAGCCTATCACAAGCCACGGAAACGCACCGATTTTGGCCTTTTGAGACCAAGACAAGGGTTTCTCTACCTTGACCTCTACGGCGGTCGTATCGTGGACTTCTCGCACTTGTACGCTATCCCTCCAACGGTCACGATAGACAAAGCGGTCGCGGTACTCACGGACATATACCGTGTCGCCCTTCATCCACTCCCTGATATAGATGGAATCCTTCGTGATGATTGTGTCCCGATGGTGGACTTGCTGGGTGACATACTCGGTATGCACCTTCTCAACAATCTTCGGGGAGCATCCGGAGAGGAGCGAAAACAAGGCTACTACTAAAACGCTCCTCCCCAGAGTCCCTATGTGTGCGAGATTGTCCATCCTTCCATTCCAAAGTTAATCGTTGCCGCGAAATATGCGGACTCGTAATCATCGAATGGGCCGATGCGGTATCCGCCCGCGGTTGTGACATACCAAGTCATGCTATCTCAATCGTTATTTCCTCGCCCTTCTTCCATACGGGCAAAATAGCGTCCATCAATTCGTAGTACCGCTTCGTGGAGTTAAGCACCTTCCCGACTTTGAGATTATCGCCAAGGATAGGGCACCCTGACGTTGACGAGGCGTCCGTCCCTGGATGAATCCTAACGCCGGAATAGCCCTTGACTCCGAGTATCTCCGGGATAAGCCCGTCATATTTCTTCGCCCAAGAGCGATTGCTGAACTTCGGCGAGACGGAGAGGATAACCTTGTAAGTGCCCTTCGGGATAGCCGTGGAGCCGTACACCTTAATTTGGTTGATTTTCCCGGTCGGCATGGACTGGACGAGCCCACGGTCCGTGTCCTCCAATGAATTGCAAAGCCGTTTGCCGGAGATATAGAACACACCTATCGTGTAGTCCTTCTTCGGCCATTTGCGCCAAATTTTAAGTTTCATATAAAACAATAATAATCATTATGCCAGCACTATCTATCGCAACACCAATCCAACCGCAAGCGGATTTCCGCGCCTATCTGGAGCAATCGCTCCGCAACCCATTCGTCCTTGACTTGAAGGATTGCTCCCTCATGGAAGTAATCCGCATCTGCGCCAAAGCAAAGTCAAAAATCCACCCCAACTACAAGGAATCTCTCGGTTCGCTCATCTACAACCTCGACAAATTGGAGAAGGCTTACCGGATGACTCTCATGCCTATCCAAGTGACCGACATCTTCTGGGGCTACTTCATCGCCTTCTGTCAACAGAACGGACTGAAAGCATCGTCCATAACCACCATCTGCGGGCAACTCCGCTCCATCCTCAACTGGGCGTCGAAGTACAACGCCACCGTCTCTCCGACCTTCGCGGATTACAATACACCGCGAGCGATGAACCAGGAGATAGCCCTTACCGCTGACGAGGTTTCCCGCATCGCTTACTTCGACATCGACCGCTTCTACTCAAACAAGCGCAAGGACTTCCGCGAGAGGATGCACCGGGTGCGCGACCAATTTGTCCTCGGATGCAACCTCGGACAACGCCACAGCGACCTCGTGAGGATAGAGCGTTCCTGCTTTGACCGCAATATCTTCCGCATCACCCAACAAAAGACCGGGAATCTCGCCGTAGTGAACATAGACCAGTTTGCGATTGATCCGAAAACCACTTACCGCATTCTGGAAAAGTACGACTACGAGGCTCCGTACAAGGCTTCCATCGGGAACTACAACTACGCCCTTCATCAACTCTTGAAGGACATCGGCCTTGACGAACCCGTGCGGATTGAGGAGCGTGTCGCCGGAGTCCTCCAAGTGGAGAATGTACCCAAGTGGAAACTAATTGCCTCGCACTCGGCAAGGAGAACCTTCACAACCGTGAATGTCCTCCGCGGTCGGAACATCCATGCCATCAAACGTGCGACGGGCCACACGGATACGCGATGCCTGGAACGCTATATCCGGGACGAATAGGATTTCAAAGAGCTTTTGTAAGGGGCGGAGTGCTATTCCTTCGCCCCTTTTCGTTACTCATAACTTAGTCAGTTATGGCTATGCTTGTTCTATAACTTTAACCGAATCGTTTACACCGGTTGTTATGAGTAATGTACAGGCACTTGATGCTACAAATGTTCTATTTTGAGCCCAGATAACTACATTTGCATTAGTAGTAGCGACTTTCGTTATTGTTCCGATAGAAACACTCCCGGATGCACCAGCCGTTGGTGTGGGTAGTGGAAGATTTGCGGATGCGGTTGCTATATTAACAAGTTTATAATTAACTTTATAAGACCCGTTTGCCGTTGTTAAAATATTATAGGTTTTCCCAGAGATAAGTTGATATGCCCTCATAGCAAAGTTGGTGTCTTTATAGACACGGCTGTCATTATCATAAATAAACCCGCCACAGTCCCAATCGGCGGAGATTTGCCGACCTACGGCTATGCCGTTTTCGGCAAAATTTGCACCATTTATCGTAAGTCGTTTTCCCATAATCTTATTGTTCTAAAAACACATAACAACTATCATTTTTTCTTGTTGTCACAAGTAGTGTGCAGTCCGATTCAACCGTAAGAGTCCTGTTTACTGGGGCAATAGCGATATTCGCTTTTGTTTGTACGATTTTAGTAATTGTTCCAAGACTTACCCCGTTTTGAGTAAGAGTTGGCTCTTGAAGTGACGCATCGGATGATGTGGCAACATTAACTTGTGCATAGCTCAATGTAGTATTATCAGCGACTGTTGTACTAATCTTGTATGTATTGCCTGCGTTCAATCTATATGCCCTCATAGCATAATTTGAGTCGGAATACCCTTTTGAGTCGGAATCATAAATAAACCCGTTTGCCATCCAAGCAACCGATAACGGCTCTACCAAAGGGATACCATTTACTCCAAAATTGCCACCTTTGACAAGAATACTTTTCCCCATATCAATAGTTGTTTAAGATTTGACAATCGGCTAAAAGCCTCCTATACATAGCAAGATGTCCATTTGCGTTCGGGTGATATGTGTCCGCAAACAATGATGTGTTTTTACCTTGTGCGATGTCATTATTTATCGCAGTAGCAATATCGAATCTAACCGTTGTAACATTAAGATTCAAAATATAGCCCCTCACGTCATCCAACCCCGAAAATCCCATAGGGGGGACGCAAAATATTGGAATCGCACCGTTATCAAGAATCACTTGCTTTGCATTGTTGAACAACTGTTGTGTATTTCTACCATTTGTTCCGATGGCAACGATAACGAATTTAGGTTTTAGTAATGGGAGTTCTGCGTTCATTCGGTCTATAACATTCGATATAACCGAGCCGCTCAACCCACTACACATTATGCGCTCGTCACCATATAGATTTTTTAGATGGTCAACATAAGTCTGTCCATTATAAACACGGTCGCCCTCTGTTATGCTATCTCCATATACAACAGCCAACGGCTCTTTGTATTTGGACACACTTCTCACATAAGATATTTGTGGTGAAATTCCGGAAATATGAATTATCATCAACCTGTCCATTTGCCTTCCACCAACAAACTCACCGTTCCCACTTGTGGCAGTTTGTTGCGTTTCAAGTACATCGGAGGTCGCCCCGGTCAAGCAGTCAACAATCCACATCCTATTTATGTGGCCGTCTTTCTCTATCACGATCTCATACTCCCTCCCGGAAACAAAAGCATAAGACTTGCTCAATAATACCGAGGGAAGCGTACCAGCCGTTGTCCAATTTGCGTGAATCGCAAATACACCGTCAGATGCGTTCACGGAGAAAATTGAGCCATCATACGCAAATGCGGAAGAAAGCCAACCTATTGCAAAGTAAGTGTCCGCCCCAATGGCAAAACGGCAATATGTTCTTTTCTGCGATACGGTTATGTGCAAGTTGTTCTGCAATCGGTTTCCAATCCCGGCAGATGAACTAACAAGTTTCCCACCGGAAATCGACCAATTTGAATTAGTGGCAAAATCGGGACTAATTTCAGTTGCAAAACCGTAATCGAACAGTAAAACTTTCGGCCTTGTTGCGTAATAATGATATGTAGATAATTTGCTGCTTATTTCATTTGTGATTTCGGAGGAATCAAAGTTTTTTGTCTTTATCCCACCGTTTTTGAAAATAACAATCGCAAAATTGTTCTCATCCTTTATTTCAAGGTCATTGTCAGGGACTGATGGTAGGTTGGTTGATAGCGACTTTTCGGAATCGAAATTCTTTGTTTGTATTCCCCCGTCTTTGAATATAACAATAGCATTTCCGTTTTCATCCGCTACTTCCAAATCCCCCGTTGTGCCTTCACTTATTCCCGGTTTCACGATATTCAGTTGCTTTCCCATTTCTGCGGAAAGAGCCTTCGTCCCACCACCATCAGACAAATTGTTCACAATTTCCAACTCTCCTGCCGCTCCTTGATAACCGGAATTTCCTTGCGGTCCTTCAGGCCCTTGTGGGCCCGGAACACCTTGTTCACCATCATCACCTTTATCACCTTTCAAATTATACAGGTCTATATTGAGAGTTTTCCCGATGATTGATGCCGCGCCGGATGGTGTGCCGACTTGATTGTTTATGTTTATTGAAACATCATCAATAGTTGTACCTATAAAACAGTTTGCTATTGCTTGCGTATTTGACCATACCCCATTAACACAATTATAGATAAGGAAAGGTTCTTCTACCCCGACAAATGCGTATCCATTTGCATCACCTTCGGGTAAGTCGTTGGCTGACTCAAAGATGCCGTAATACTTGCCGGATAAGTTATGCACTTCCTGGCGTAATTGACTAACTTCCTCCTGCGTCGCGTAGGTGGAAAGGTCAATCTGCGTGGAGCCGAGGGGGACCCAGGAGTAAGCTCCGCCGGACTCTTGCGTGAAGTAGCGGTCGTAGTTGTTGTTCGCGTCCGGGCCGATGAGGTAGATATGACCCATCGTGGATGCGGACGCGGTAGGGAGAGCGGTCGCGGTAACGAAGTCACCGACACCGATAGCTTGAACCGCCGCCTCCAAAGAGTCGATGTCCGCCTCGATGCCGGTAAGGTCGGTGACTATCTGTCCGAGTTCAGCAGCCGAGGCCGCCGCGATGTTCGTCCGGGCTTGCTCCTTCTGCGCGTCCGTGAGCGTCTGCTCTACATACTTGACCGCATCCGTGTCTCCGGCCTGGATTTGTATATTCCCGGAGCCGACGATGGACTGGCCGTTGACGGTCTTTATGTTCTCACCGGAGACAAGCGTGTCCTGCTTGCTTTCAAGGTCGGCTGGTTGTACCGCCGTCCCCGCCTTCCGGAGTCGGGAGTCTATCTCCGCTCCCGTGAATTGTGATACGTAATCTGCCATATACTATCCTTCGTTAAGTATTATCGTTTCGTTTTCGCTGGTGAGCACGAGGTCCCCACGCGAGTCGCGGAGCCGCGGAGCCGCCGTAGGAACGTCGCACACCTGCGACACCCAGAACAAAGCCCCGCCCTCCTTCGTGAAGGTAGCCTCCGCCCCGCCTATGCGGGTAAATGTCACGCTCAAGCATCCCATCGCCTACGGAGTCCTCAACTTTACAAGGTCAACGCGCAAGACCTCCGTCCGCTTCCCGTCGTGGAAATCCGCGTCCGGGACATACGCCCTTGCGACAGCGGAGACCGTGCCCGCACCGAACGGCTCGGAATCGAAGCACAGGTAGTAGTTCCCGTCGCGGAAAACGAGGTCGTCCTTTGTAAAGGTCATAACGACCGATCCGCGTTTGAGGATAATCTCGAAGATGTCATCCACCAACGAGAAACCTTCGGATTCGATGTTGACGAGGTATTTCAACTCCGTCCCGACAAACGCTTCGTCCATAGTCTATTCCTCCTTCTTCACGAACTGCCCGTTGCTTCCTCTCGGTTGCCTCCGGGCGTTGGATTCACGGCGGGTCGGGACCACATCCGGGCGTATCTCGCGGAGGGCATCACGCATTTCCTCGTTCTCCGCCTTGAGCCGGGCGTTCTCTTCCCTGACCTCCGCAATCTCTTTTTTTAACTTCACGTTCTCCTCCTTGACCGAGCCGATTTCATCCTTGAGTTCCCCGACGGTGTTCTTGAGGTCGTTGATGGATGGCTTGTAGATTTCGTCCACAATCTTGCGGATGTTGTCTATCTGGTCGGTCTTGACCTCCTCCTCGCTTTTCGCGGCCCCGGCGTTCTCCTGCCGGACCCTTGCCCGGATGGTGAGAAGCCGCGAGACCCAGCCGCCGATGATGGCCGAGCCTATGAGTTCTAAAATCTGAATGTAGTCCATATCCCGTGTATTCTTTGTTAGGTTTCGCGTATGATTCCGACCTCTTGCAGTAAGGCCGCTTGCTCCAGCGTAAGGGCATCGGAAACGCCATCAAACGCCTCGAAAGAGACCGGAGTGAGGGTGATGTCCACCTCGCTGGAGAAAAGGTCTTGGATGGCCTTATTCGCGTCCCTTTCGGCTTCTAAATAGTCAAGGTGTCCGACGACGGGTTTCTCTTCCCTGCGGTATTTCACGACTGCGGCGAGTTCGTCCTTCCAGTCCTCTTGGAACTTGCTGACGATTTCGTCCTTGTCCTCCCGTGCGGGCTTGAGGACTTTCCGCAGGGCGAGGTAATCCTGCATCAGAGCGGACTTCGCTGCCTTGTCCTCCATCTTGTTTATCTTGACCCCGGCGAGGATCTCGGCGATCTGGTTGATGATGTAGAGTTTGAGTTTCATTTTACTTAACTGTTAGGTGGTGCGGGAAGTTCGGTTATTTCGCCCGCGTAAATCGTGTCATTGTACGTTATGCCGTTAAGAGTCGCGGCAACATAGGCGTTGAAGTCACCGTTCCGAATCTCGTTGTAAGTCTGCGCCGTCGGTTCCGCGGTTGCGGTCACGAGAACGGAAGAATCGGAGGACGGGACAACCACGGAGGATTGTACCGACCAAGTAAGGGATGTCGTATCGTTTACGGAGATGCCCGTAAAGTTCGCGCTTCCAAGCGTCCCCTTTGAGAACCGTATCGTCAGTGACAAGAGTGCGGGTGTCATGCTTTGTGCAGAAATCACACCGCTCTCAATGCTGACGGACGGGCTCACGCCGGACGTGACAACCGCCTTTCCCATCGTCCCGGACGGCCCGAGTTTGAGCGCATCCGGAAGGACGAGGTAGTAGTTATCTTCTATCCCTTGTGGTCCGTTATGCCAAGCCGTATCGTAGTAGCAGTATTTCGCATTGAGCGTCGTAGCTGATGGATCATACACGGGGACGGACTTGGAGCAGATGACCGGATAGGCGTACCAGGTACCGGCCTCCAGGAAGGTGAAGTCCAAAGAGTTCAACCCTTGCGCGATGTCGTTCGCGCCCGTAATGAGGAAATAGCGGTTATCTCCCTGCTTTCGGACGATGATTCCGTAATAGAACCCACCGGAAAGAAAACTCACGCCGAAATCTGTCAGTCCAAGACTCCCGTCGGTGGCGGTACTCGTCGCCACGAGCGAAAAGGTGACGGTATCCCCGACCGCGTAGCCGCCCTGCCCGGCAAATGAACGAACCGGGCAGAGCGCGTTGTGGTTGTAACCGTTGAAATCAAGGATGCGGAACCACTCACCGCTCGCAAAGCCGCGAGGCTTCAGATATTCCCACAGCGACGCATGAACAGCCGGGGAGTCGTACTTTTCCACGACAGACGCGATGTCCCCGTCAATGATTATCCCGTCGGTTGGGTTTACAAGAGCCGCAAACCCGTGGACGGTTCCGCCGTTCTCGTGCCCTGCGTCGGCGATATTGAATCCAGGATTCGAGTCGCGGAGAGGCTTGGCCTTCGACCACTTGTTGATGCGGTTCACTGGGCGGGTAAGGTACACAGGCTTAAGTGTCACCGGGTCTATGTGGTCAAGATACCACTCCTGGTCTGAGCAGAGCAGGCCGAGGTCGCCCACGCTCCTGCCGAGTACTTGCTGGAGGTCGGATATCTCAACACCCTTGTTCGGGGTGGTGGAAGTGTCTATGTATATTCTTCCGTTATTGTCGTGTGCCATAGTTACTCCTCCAACGGTTTCTTTTCAAACGCGGAAACAGCCCCCGTCGCAAACATGTTCCCGTTAACCCACAAGGTCTTTTTCTCCACGTCGTAGGAGACTCCAGGAAGCCCGTCGTACACTTGCGTGTAGTCGTCCTTCTCCATGTCCTTCACGGCTTGCTTCACTCCGGCGATTTCGTTGCGGATGTCCTTCTCGAACTCCCCGAACTCTCCGAACAAGGCGGAGATACGGAAGATAAGGATTGACCCCACCGCGATTGCGACGATGGAAAGGACGAGGGCGATGATTGCAATTACTAACATAGGCTATGATGTTTGCTGGACCCCTCCGGCGGCGATGAAGCCGTCCGCGTAGAGGCCGTATGTTTCTGTATCGGTAGAGTCCTTCTTCGTGATGTGAAGGGCTTTGTTCGTGGCATCGTACTCAATCCGCAGCGGGCCGATGTCGATGTGGGATGTAGATGAGAGGGCGAGATCGCCGGAGAGGTCTGCATCCACGGAGTACACGCTACTCCATCTGTGGTCGCTTCTGCCAAGAGGAACGCCGCCGCCCTGCTTGAAAAAACCGCTCCCGGAGTAGAACATATAGTTCGCCGCGTTCGTCCCGGCAAGCGATAGTTGTAAATAGCCGTCTCCAAAAGCGATGTTCCCCCTTACCGCCTTTGTCTCGCCGTCCCGGAACTGGAAGAAGGAGGTGTAGATGTTCCTGATGAAAGCCGCGTTAAACCGATAATCGTTACTTCCAAGCGAGTTAGCATCATCGGCGGACGGAAGGATATTCGCCCCGGACATCGTGATTCCTCCGGAGAATGTCTTTGCCCCGGTGATGGTTTGGACCCCATCAATGGTGACGAAGTTCCCAAGGGCGTAAGTCGCACCGGACGCACCCGTGATGGTGAACGGATACTTGTCTTGTTTTCCGGCAAGTGCAAGGTTGGTGGCATATCCTGCGAGGGTTGTATTCAGGGCTTGTGAGGTTACATAACCTTGTTGCCCCACCCAAGACTGCGTAGCGTAACCGGAGAGCGCACCGTCCAGAAGGAGGGTCTCCGTAGTGCCTTCCACGGTGAGGGGGCGCGTATAGCCGGACTTCGTGCCCCAAGCGACATAAGTGCCGCTGCCACCTCCGCTTCCGCTACCGACACCACCAGCCGCAACCCAAGAGTCGGAATAGAGTGCCCGGCCATGCTTCACATGGAGGGCGGATTGAGTTCCGACGGTAACTATCTCAAACCAGTCCTCGATGCTCGTCACGCGGGACAAGAGGGAAGAAAGGTCGGACGCGGACGCAAAGCCTTGTTGGGAGACCCAACTCTCCGTAGCATATCCGGAAAGGGAAGATGCCGTCAGATAACCCGCGCTTGCGTGATTACCCCAGCCGTATGCGGTATTCCCGTTGTTGATGAGCGTTCGGTAGGAAGAAGAAATGCTTATTGTCCGGCTCCCGGAGGTTGTGATAGCCGTTCCGGAATTGGACACCGTGATACCCGTACCTTGCGTGAGGGTGATTGATGTGACCGTGCCACCTCCACCTCCACCGCCTTGTATCTGGATGTCGCCGCTACCGAGAATCGACTCTCCGTTGATGGTCTTTATGTTGGTCCCGGAAACGAGGCTCTCTTGTTTTTCGGACAATGCCGCGTAGATGGCGGAGTTCGCTACCGCGTTCCCCGATGTGGGGGAGAGGTTCGTGTCAATCGTAATGCCACCACCACCACCGGAGACCGCAGCCGCTATCCACCGGGAATTAGCGGAGTCGTACACCAAAGCATCCCCGTTCTGAACCGCAGACCCATCCGCGCGGAGGACACCATTCGCATTGTGGTAGATGTCCGTGAGTTCCCGAAGGTAGGACACACCGCCTCCGCCACCGGAGCCACTACCGACACCACCAGCCGCCAGCCAACCAGGAACCCATGCGTTCTCGTATTGCGGCTTCAGGGTGACATTCCCGTCGTTGTCGAGCATCCAGAAGGACTCGGACTCAAGGGTGGCAACACGACCGGAGAGTGACTCGAAGGCATCGGTCTTGACATAGCCGGAGAGGTCTATGTATTGCCCGGAAGATTCGTTTGACGACGACGCGGACCCCACGGATTTTGAGGAGGAGGTCGGCGCGGACTCGGATTCCGTCCACGTCTTTCTCTTTCGGTCGCGGAGAGTGACCTTGTATGTGGGGATGGCCGCTTCGCCTTCGTTGATGGTGACGGTATCCACGACGGACAGGACGACCGATCCCGGATCAATCGCAAGGATTGTCTTTGAGTTGTCCGATGTATAGAAATACCCGCCACCTCCGGCGACACGGAAATAGGTGATTGTGGTCGGAGTGATGTCGTCCGCATTGACATCAAGGAAGGCCATCCATTCCCCGGCCCGGATGGTGCGGTTGTTCTCCACCATGTACTTCGCGTCAATCTCCGGGACGTACTGCCACCGCTCCACGGAGGTATCGGCAAGGAGTTCGCGGGCCGCATCAAGGAGCCTTTGCTCGGCAATCCCGATGTAGGTTTCCGGCATCGCAATATCGAGGAGTACGAACTCGTCCCCGGCCCGGACGGGATAATCCGTATTCGGGAACCATTGGGAAAGGGATTCATCCTCGGAACGGTAGCACTCAAGCGTCCAATCGTCGGTGGCGGAATTGTATTGGACGGAGTTGATGGCGAAGGTACGGCCCACGCAAGAGCCGGAGCGCATGGAGATTGTCTTTCCGTCACCGAGGGCGGCTTGTTCCGTAATGTCAAAACCGATTTGCTTGAGGGTGACGGTGAAGGTCTTGGAGCGGTATTGCGAGAGCGACACGGCGAGGTCGCAGTCGATGTTGTAGGAGTACGCCTGCTCTGTCGCGGATTCCTCAAGGTTGAGTTCCATGTCCACGACAAGGTAGTAGGTCGCCGCCTCTATCTCAACCCGCGAGCCGGAGAGGGAGAAAGACGGAAATCCATATCTTCCGGATGTCCCCGTAGCGACGAGTTCCACCGCGTTCGTAACGGTTGCGGCAGCCGCCGGATGGCCCTTGCGGAGATAGGCAACGAGTTTGCCGCCCGTGATGTTCGCGGCTTGGACGTACCCTCCGAGGGTGAGCGCAATCTTGATGTTCCGCGTCCCGGCCTCCGAAGCGGTGAACGTGACGGGGACGGTGAGTATGGTCTGCGCGAAACTCTGCCTTTCTGCGGGAATATTGTCGGCCCCGGAGTCCGTCGCGCTTTGGTAGCCGCTGTATATCGTCTGCTTCCCGTCGGTCCCCGCGAGGCCGGAGTCGAAGGTCGCTTGTGCGGATTTGAGCACATCCACCCTCTCGGAAGGGTCGGCATAGATGGACGTAGAAGGGTAGTATTTTGCCGTAGAATCGCCTAACGCCTCGCGTACCTTACCGATGGTCGCCTCGCGGATTGACGGGTAGATTTCCGGGTATTCCCCGCTTCCGTCGAAATACACGGTCGTGGGACGGAGGCCCATCTTCGCAATGGATGTCCCGTTCTCCACGTAGGCTTTCGATGCGTCCGGAAGGTTGCTGGTGAGCCCCCATTCCGTAATCGGAATCATGAGGTTCTGGATGTCAACCGACTCCGCGTCCTTGATGTTTTGGTTGTTATACCATCTCGGAAGCATATTCCGGGACGAGCCGTAGGCGAAGATGCGGTTCGCCATCTCGTCCGCGTTCGCCACCGTCCGGGTGAGGGAGGTGAGTCCGAACCCCTTCCCGTAGGCGTAAGTGCCATCGTTCGCATTAAGGCCCGCACCGCCGATGATGATGGTGTCGATGCCATCCTCCACGGTGTAAACCCAACCGACCTCCGGCCAGATTTCGTACACTTTGTTCAGGCACTCCAGGATATTCACCCCGGACACCGTGAACTCACGGGCATCGGCCATGAGGTCGGCGAGGTCCTGCGATATTCCGTCGTCCGTAGTTGCGATGCGGACTCTCCAGGAGTTCGCGCCGTATTGGTCTTGGAGGCAAGCCTCGAACCGCCGTGCGAGTCCGTCAACGCCCTCGAAGGTGGAGATGGACGGTTGGGTGGAGAAGTGGATGCGGTTGTCGCCTTTCACGAGGTCGCGGAAGGGGCAATACTCAAGCATCTTTGATGCGTCGTAGAGCTGGACGTTCTGGTAGAGGAACGCACCGCCGTAGGACTGCTTTCGCGCTTGCTTCTTGACTTGCGGGACGGAGTATATCTTGTACCGGAACCCCGTGCGGGTGTAGTCCACATAGCATCCGGCGGAGAGATCGAGCGGAACGGGGGAGGCAATCTCACGGAACTCCAGAAGCCCAGGAGCCATATACTGCCCGGTAAAAGATGGAGTGCCATCGTAGATTTCCGTTCCGGCGGGGGAGTATATCTTGAACTTCGCCATACGCCATCCCTTTTACGCGGTTACTATCGCCCCTTCTGAGAGCGTCATCTTCGTGGACGGGTCGTTGACCTTGAAGGTCGCGGAGAATATCATCCACACATAGTCATTTTCATCCTCGCGTTGCTCCACGTTGTCCTTTACAAACCGCACGTGCTGGAAGCCACGTCCTTGCCACGAGTCGTATATCTTGATTTCCCCTTGGGTAATCTTCGCACGGAACGCCTCCTTGTAGGTGTTTATCGCGTCAAAGGAGACATCGCGGATATAGAACTTCACCGTGTACTCGAACGCCTTGCGCTTGAGGGGAGCCACGTACTCGTCGTCGCCGTCCTCGTCGAACCAATCGTTCTTGTACGGGTCCTTCGCCTCGTAGTTGTCCGGGTACGGCTGGGCTTGCGCCACGAGACCGTAGTCCCGCGTGTCCCATGCGGAGGACTCGCTCCCGTTCTGAATGTAGAACGGATGATAGTTCAATATGGATGGTATATACGGCATTGCCTTGCAATTATAGCAAGGCAACACCACAAATACCCAAAATAGATTAGGTTGTATTAAGCGGATTCTACTCTCACAACCATGCCGGAAGTGCCGGGTGCACCGATGACCGATTGGAGTTCGGAGAGGATGCGGTTGGTCGCTTGCGCGGTGTCGTAGTTCGTCGCGGCAATCTGTGCGATGTAGTCCTGCAAGGTCGGGAGCGCACCGCCGAGGTTCTCAATCGTACCCCATCCCTTCTCCTGCATCATCCTGATATAGCTCACGTCGGCGCGGATGGCATTGATGTAGGAGGCAAGGAGGTTCGCCGTGTCCTCGGTGATGGACTTGATGCCGGAGCCGATGGAGTTCGCGGTGTCCTCGTCGATGTTCATAAGCCCACGGTCCTTGAACGCCTCAATCATTCCGTTGATGGCCGGAGCGAGCGTCTCCGCCTCCTGTTGGACGTTCTGCGCGAACCCGTTCAACCAGGCCGCG